AAGCTCCATTGTTTTTGCAACAGCAACACCGTATTTAGTAAACTCGTTTGCAAGATTTCTAATGTCTTGAACGGCTTTATCTTTTTCTTCAGTTGTGGTAAACATTTCGCCGTAAACACGCTTAAATCTAACAGCTTGCTTTTCAAGTTCCATAAAGCTTTTTGCAGCATTGGTTCCAAGAACTGCAAGGGGAAGTGTAAAACCAACCATAAGTTGGCGACCAGCCCACTGAACATTTTTACCCCAGTTAACGAGATTAGTTGTTCCCTGTTTGATTAGTTGATTTAGAAGTTGTTGTTTTTGTGCGGCAATGGCTGTTTTTGTAGCCAGATTTTCCATGTCAAGGGCCAGTGGGCGAACTTTGATTGCTTGAAGTGCCCCATTGGCATCTCGACCCATTTTGATATATTGAGTCTGAAGAGTTTTTACTCTTTCTCTTGCAACCTTTTCAATTGTTGCAAACTCAGACTTGAATAGTTTTCCAAAGTTTTGGGTTGAAGCACCAGCATAGCGGAAATATTCTCTTAGGCCAAGCTTATTTTTTTCTAGGGATGTTGTAAAATTCTCTGCACTAGTCTTGACGTTTGTCAGACTTGCCGCAAATTTTCCAGTTGCGTTTATAGAGTTTACTAAAGTTTTTTGCATGTTCTGGGACATTGCCACGTTAGCAGCATTTCCAGATGCAAGCATTTGGGAGTGGAAGGCCGAAATCTGTCGTTGCAGATTTTTGATACTAGCCAAAGCGGCGGTAGTATCAATATCGACTCTTATTTGTGCATTGGCATCTTCAGCCATCCACTAAACACCTCTTTTTACATTATTTAAGATTTGTTAAAAGAGAAGCGTCAGATAGCTTTACGCCAGATGCCTCTTCAACAATCTTGTAGACAGTTGGAAGATCTAAAGTCTCTTCCAATGCCTTTAAGTCTCCAGCAATCTCTGGGTTGTACTGTTGCATAGCAATCTGTACACACTCCAGAAGTAGGCTGAGTGACTTGTCATTATCCTCTGCTACTGCAGCGATGCCCTCGAATTTCTTCATGAACGGTCTGAGTAGAGAGATCTTTAGTGGTCTTACCTTAATCTCTGTTCCATCGATTAGTTTAATTACTTTTTCTTCGTATACTTCTGTACTCATATTTTTTATATTCCTTCCGCTATGAGGCTTTAATAATTATAACATAAAAAGCCTTGACTTTTCTACTTCTTTTTAGTCAAGTCTTCGTATCCAAGGCCCATGCCGATTCCAAAACCAGCCTTTTGGGCATTAACTCCCTGAAGTGCCAAGACGTCGTTTCCGCTTGTAGCCTTGCCACCACTGAATACTCTAGCTTTCATTTCTTCCCATTTATTTTCTGGAGCCTGACCACTGCTCTTGTCTAGGTCAACGCCCTGTATGGCTGCTAAAAATTTCTTTTCTTGATAGTCAAGATCCCTTCTTGTTTCTAGTGTTGCCATTAACTCTGGAATAGATATCTGTAATTCTAGTTCTTCATAATTCTTCCAAATACCCAGCAAAAATACTTCAGCTTCTAGCTTAGCTAAATCTAGGGTTTCCCAAGAAGACCCGTTGCCCTTTGCTTGAGCTATTGCCTGAGCCTCTGCCTGATCTTTTACAGTCTCTTTAGACTTATCATTAATCTTAATTCCTGCAGCTGCCTCTAAAATCTTGTATACGCCCTGAAGATCTATAGAGTCTTGTAAGTCTTCCATATTTGAGATTTTGGGATAGTACTGCTTCATTGCAATTGCTGCACAGTTTGACAAAAAGACTATTGCCTCATCGTCATTATCTGCAGTTTTTACAAGATCAAAGGCTTCCATGAACTCCCTTAAATATTTTATTTTAAGTGGAGATAGCCCAACCTCTGTGCCATCTATAAGGCTGACGGTTGCTGTTTTATATACGGTAGTTGCCATATTATAAGTATACCGTAAAAACAAAATTACCCAGCCTAAAAAGACTGGGTAACTCTGTGTTGTTAAGTTATATTACGATACTGCTGGGATAGTGCGGTCTACGATCTTACCGTAGGATGCAGAATCGTTTGGCAGTAGACGGAATGAAACCTCGTACATGGTCGCCTCATCACGCTTTGCAGAAACTGTAACACTCTCAATAGAAAGTGCACGGTATGCAACGTAAATACGCTCAATCTGCTCGTCTGGATCACAGTCACCTGTACCTGGACCAACAGCAACTAGTCCACGCTCAACTGGACACTCACCGATGTCACCAGCACTCATGTTTAGCAGCTGAGATGTGCCCTTAATTGCAGCAGTGTTGGTTGTTCCATCAAAGTTCTTATTTGTGGACACCAAATCGTCATCTTTACCAGCCAATGAGAATAGCAAGTTCTCTAGTGTTGCTTCTGCAAAAGCAGTGTTCAGGTTAACCTGCATACCCTGCTTGTATAGCTTTGCAACGTCAAGAACCTGATCAACCTGGACCTCACCAAAATCTGGCTGGAACTGTAGCTCTAGACCGTTCATTGTATAACCAACGTTACGGAAAGAGCTAGCGTTAGCTAGGGTTTCACGGTATGTTCCTGTTGTGTTTCCTACAGTTCCTTCAGCTTGGTAATCTGGAAGAACTGCATCTGTCAATACTCCTGCTTCGTATGTAAACAAAGCAGCTGCACCAACAATAATGTTAGTGCTTGTACCTCTTGTATATGCCATTTATTTCACCTCTTCTTTTTATAGATAATAGGCGTGTTTCCTCAAAATTAAGTATATCAGCTTATTTTAAATAATCTCTTTTGTGGCTAATCTTGCTTCTGGAGACCAGTCTGAGCTAGTCAGCTCTGTCTTCTGATGATAGTCATACTCGATAATGATCTTGTTACCGCCGTAGGTTCTAGCTGTTCCAAAGTCAATAATGTCTCTAGACTCTTCTAGCTGATATACTTTAAAATTATGGAAATAGAACATGTTGTCAACTAGGTCTGGGTTCTGCTGAGTTCCCAGATTCACCTGCCTATTTGATGCCCAGTTATTAATTTCTTGGGCAGTCTCGTCTCCTCGATCCATAAGCCTTAAAACCTGTTCTTGAATTTGAACCATCTTCTCAATAGGGTTTTCGCCATTCGCATAAAAGTAATACATTACCTGCTCACACTTTATGTGAGGAAAACTTTTCCTATTCATTTTGATTAGTCTATCCCAGGTAGCCATGGTTCCCCCTGTTGGAAAATATGAAGTCAGGTCGTTGATTGTTGATGGCAGGGTTGGGAAGAATGGGGTGTCTAAGCTAGTTCCTTCTAGAATTTTGCTTTGTAGGTATTTGTTTACCCATAACACTGGTGTGTTTAGTAGTGAGTCATTAGCCAATCTCGTTTACCCCCGCATTTGCTATCCATTTATATCCAGTAGATCTTCCAGCAGACTTTCCTAGCCTCTTGCCTTTATCTAAATTCTTTTTATACACTGCTGGATTTTCCAGGTAAGCTGCAATACCGCTTGTTCTCAAAAAGGCTTGAGTAAAATACTTATTAAAGAAATTATCAAAAACCAGCTCGAACTGGCCTTCTGCCTGTCCTCCAGGATTTAAAACAGTTACTGGAGTTTTTGTAAAAACTTCTTCTTCGTTATCTGTAAACCTTAATGCTTGAGATTGTTTTGGTGCTATGGTAACTGGTATTCCTTCTTCCATAATTCTGGCTTTATCGTAAAAGGGTTCTCTAGAACCATCTTGAATTGTTTTAGATTGTCTAAACGAAGAATTAAAAGAAAGGCCAAGATTGCTAACAGTGTAAACAATATCGTATAACCTTCCGCTAGGGCTACCCGTTTTGTTCCACTCATAAACATGATGTAAGATTGATGGATTTACCCTTGCGTTAGAGTCTATGTATCCCTTTAACAATTCCACAGTCTGGAAACCAAGGTTTTTTAAAAGATCTTGCTTTCCTAACTGAACTCCGTCCAAGAACCCAATAGAATAGTCCATCATGTTTTTCATATCTTTGGTAAATTTTCTAGTGTCAAATTTTGTTATCATAGGTCTGCAGCCTGATTCTCTGATCTACGAACAACAACCTTGTAGTATTCTACTGAACCAAACGGACCCATAAAAGGCTCAACAGTTGCTACCTCAAATAGGGTAGACTTTCCAGCTCTTGGCCCTGCTGTTTCTACAAAAACTTCATTAAGATTTCTGTCCTTTATATTAGTAACAATAATGTTTGTAATTGAATTCTGAACATCTTCATTTGAAAACCTAATATCTGTCTTAACTCTACCCAGCATTATACTATCCTGAGTAATGTTTGCATTTGGCTTGATATCCTCTTTCCAAGCAGTGCCAGCAGAGTTAAAGTTACAAGCAATCGTCCTATCGTGAATCCAATTCTTTTTTACGTTACCATAGGCTCCCTGGTCAACGATAGGGTAGTAAATATCTGCAAGCATTGGAAAAAGTATTGACGGATTTTCGCAGGTAGCCATTATAAGACCCCAAGTCTAGTAATAGACTTAGCATACTTTGAAAGTATCTTGTCTACTATGATGTTTCCTGTTCCCTCGAATACCCTGCTGTCAAACTGTAGTCTAAACTGGTCTGTGTTATAGGCAGAAATATATCTTTGGTAGTAGTCATTTCTGCCACACTTAATGTCATCAATGAGCAGAGTTGCTGCTCTAACGATGTCTGAGGGCACTGCAGAGTATCCTACCTCTAAGACAAACTTGTAATCGTATCCATTAGGAAAGCCTCGTAGCGGCGGTAGGTTAGCGTCTACAAGATCTGAACCAGCTGCTGGCAAAATTAAGGGAGCCTGCTCGTTTCTGTTAACTCTATCTGCAGCAACCTCTGTGATTGCAGTTTTATCTTTAGTTATTTCGTAGGTGCGGTCTGTAACTAGCTCATTGTTTTCATATACATTCAAAATTCTTTTTGCATCCCACCATAGAGGAATATAGTCTGCTCCAAGACCCACTACCTCTAAAGTTTTCTTTTTGTAGTAAAAGCCTTCTGGAATAACCGAATCAATAACTGCTCTTGCAATTTCCTCATACTTAGCATATTCTGCAGTTTCTGAGGCAGTTGTACCAAGAGTTGATGGAACTACATATGGCCTAACAATTTCATATGTTTCATCGTGGATAACATCACTAGATGCATCTGTAATTACAACACGATAATCTGTATCATATTTACCAGACAGGCCTATTGTCCAAACATAGTTTGCATTGTCTGTTACGGTTTTTGTTGTAAAAGAAAGGTCTGTCAGATCAGTAATTGTTGCCACAAAAGCCTCATTTAAAACATAGGCAGCTGGGATTGTAAATGTAATGTTTACGTCTTGATATGGCAGAATCCTTAAAATTTCCATTAAATTCCGTACTCTCCAGCAACTTCTTCTGGGGTTGCAATTCTAATGTGGTCACGTGTTACCCACTTATCGGCAGATTGCTTTGTCACAATATTATACCCCTTGGAAACTTGGCCAACTCCAGACCAATTAACATTTCTTGTAGAGTAAACAGCTACCTTATCTTTTTCTTTAACTGCTTTGGGACTGACGGCTTCTTTTCTACCCGCACTTCCAGAGCCAATTACATTATCATCATTAGATACAACTGACACGTTTGGGCTAGTAGCAATTTTATCTGAAGAAATTACATTTTCACGTTCTTCTTGAGCTTTTACAGCTTCTTTGTATTTTTCTATAAGCGAATCAGGAATTAAGGCTTCCCCGTCTTCTAACTTGGCAAGAGGTACATCTTTAAATTCTGAATTATTGTTTTCGGACATTCTTATCTCCTTCTTTACCTTTAATTATAACAGATATTAGAAAAGGGAGCAGGAGATTTTACTCTCCCGCTCCCCTTAATAGGTTGCGTTAGACTTTAGGAATCGATAGCGTCTGAGTCAGCGAACGCAATTGCGTCCTCTTCCTCCCACTGAATACCGAAACGTACGAATACGGTGTACTCAATGGTGTCCTTCTTAGGAACATACTGACGGTTCACTGTGATGTCTCTCTGGAAACCCCATACACGGTTCTGAGGGAATGTAAGGTCTACAAATCCTGCAGGGTAGTAAGGAACTTCCTGAACATCAATGCCTAGAACACGAGTTGTACGTGCTCCACCGAATGTCTGGCCCTGTCCATCAAGGTAAGCCTGGGTATTAGCCTGGGTGTTACCATTCTTTCCAAGTGCCTCAGCAATTGCATCTGACAAGGTACCGTTGTTCTTAACGATTCCCTGGAATGCGTCTGTACCAGCGTAGAACTTAAGATTGCTCTTAAGTGCACGGTACTTCCTTGGCAATGCAAGAATAATCTTCTGCATTACGTCTGGGGTCCATGCGTTGTCTGCTACTGTTACAACTGCTTCGTGTGCATCTCCAGCTTTAGCCTTGTTAACAAATCCATCCATAATTGATAGGAATGGGTTGCTTCCAGTGCCAGTACCGTTGATAGCTAGATCCTCGATGTCATTTGCAAATGCATTTGTCATCAAACGAACTAGGTGATCCTCTAGAGCACCACCTTCAACGTTGTCTTCTAGTGCTTCAGATGAAACTTCCCAGTCTAGACGAATCTTCTTGGT